ATTATATCCATCTTCAAATAATATTCTTGTGAGTTCTACACCCTCATTGAAACCAAAGAAAGAACACTCAAACCCTTCTAACATTTCATCATAGTAAGAGAACCTATTAGGATGTCTTAGTATAGTGAATGGGAATCTCTCCTTTGCCAGTTCAACAAACTCTTTAGTCATCACATAACATGCATCTATCCATACTGTGTCCTCACCTTCACCAAAATATTTGTGTGGATTTATCTTTGGATATGCTGACAGTCTTCTTGGACAATCTATATCTACATCAAGTTCTATGAACTCCCATGGTCCCTGTTGTACCGCAGTTCCGTCGTGGAACATTACATATCGAACGTCAGGATCGTAATAATGATCTGGTATGACATCATAACCATTTGTGATACAAGAATATATTATCATAACACTGCCCTTAGAATCCTACGTGCCTTCTTTTTGAATTCATTTTCGTTTTCATTGATAGCAAAATCATAAGAATCTTCATAGGTTTTTACCCTAGTTGATTGTGATAGATCAACTTGCACAGGTACTCTTGGTATTCTATCTTTACCAAAAACAAGATACTCTGCTATGCCTGCTGTTGCCTGTCCTATATGATGACAGAACTCTCCGTCTACAAAATGATATCCCCAATAATGCTCATTCCATTCTCTTATCCTTTTTGTATTGTGTCTCCATATACAACAGTTTATCGTATGGTCGAAGTATGATGCTTTGAATCCAGATGCAGCAACCTTTTCACACCATCTATACAATCTTTCTTCTGGCACAAACCCAACTCTGTACTGCTTCAATACTTCTCCTAGCAATGTCCTTTTAGCAGGGTGATTCATCTGTGTGATTTCATTCCTTTCTAAAAATTCTTTTGAGTTCTTCACAAACTGCTCTGTCATAGTATAACAACCATCAATCCACACATGAGGTTCATCAAAAAACAAATGAGACATGCATCTTGTGTGGTATGCATTTAGTATTGGATCATCATACTTACAATCCAATTTTATGAATTCCCACGGACCTTTTTGCTCGATGGGTTTATCATAAAACATCACATACTTGACATCCCTGTCATAATAATGATCAGGGATGTTGTCATAAGCATTTATATTGGCAGTGAATATTATGATCGTTGTTCACCATTTAGGTAGGTATCAGGCACTGGTTGTCCTAAACTTTCTGTGATAAGTCGGTTTGTAACATTTCCGGGTTCTCTAAGAAACCAACCTGTAGCAATATACTTTGGTATATCTCCTGTCAAGAATCCTCCACGATGCATGTGAGTATATGTTGCTGGCCAAAACACTATTGTCCCTTTTGTTGGTTGGAAAGAACACTTTTGATGTAAGAACTCAGTTGCTCCACCATTTTCGTAGGGAATATCATTCAAATATATCATCCATGTAAGAACTCTATCTCTGTATATAAATGCACCATCTTCACAATGCCATTGATGATATCCTCCTCCCGCTTGTGTCTTCTGTAGTTTTACTGTCCATGATGAAAGTGGATCGGAACTGTCGATGACTCCTTTGTATTCTTTACAATACATATCAAATCCACCACCAATAATCATGTTAGTGTTAGCAGCAAGACCACCATCTGCTACCTCAAGAAATAATCCCTCATCCTTTCTCCCAAGACTACCTTTCTCAAATTGCTGTTCACCATCTATACTTGCACTTACCTCATATGTATCCAAAAAAACACTCTTCTTCAACTTCTTATCATTATACATCTCGAATGCTTGGATCAATATATCACACCAATCTTTACTCATGTAATTTTTGATTACACCTATTCCATCATTAAATACCATCTCATGTGGTCCGGGTGATAAAAGCTCTATGTTTTTTTTCTCTTCGGGTTTTTCTTCAGGTTTTAGTTTCATTTTGAAATTGTTGTTGGTAAACGGATGGTGGAATACGTCCAACGTATTCATCTAATTCCATGAGTTGTTGGAGTTGAATATCTTGACCACTTAGTGACCAAAATTCTTCTAACCCTTTTTTACTGTCTTTATGAAAGATGTCAATGTGTTCTTCATGTATTGCAGAACCCATATCAAGTCTATAATTTAGTATCGGAAGAGCATAACCCTTACCACTATCTAAGATCAAATCTTCAGACACTGCTCTAGGTCTGATGTTCTGATCTATCTTCCATAGATCATCTCTTTGATGACATCTTAGCACCTTTTCAGCATGATGTCTAGTTATGAGATAGCATGCAGCAGAGAAATCATTGATAAATCTATGATGTAATTTTAGATGTATGCCATTAGGATTTATAATTGTAAATTGACAGGTGTCAGTATTGATTGGTAATTTTTTTCGTATTTCTCTCCATGTAAATGACCAGTTTTTGACAGTTGACAAATCAATATCATCCTCCATGATGATCACTTCATCATGTGTGGTTTCATTTACAAAATATTTGAGTGCAGTCAAGTGAGTAAGAACACAACCTATCTCACCGGGATTCATATTATCAGGCACTCTTCCTTTTAGGTATGAAGATGGATCATCTTCCTTACCATCTATCCCTACTATACGAGTATGATCTTCGATACCCCAATACTCTAGATGGTCAACCATATATTTTTTCCTATCTTGATATCGATCAAGATTCAACCATAAGACTGGTGGAAAACCATCTAATTTTGATTTACTTTTGTTCTTGTCCAATTCGCCTCTTCACATAATCAGCATTCTGATAGTATTTCTCAAGAGATTTCTTACCCATCATCCTTAGTTTCTCCCACTCTTTACGATTGTCCTCTATGTGAGGATTAGTAAACCAAGAGTTTTGACTTCTACTATGCTCTAGGTGGTAGATGCAATCATTTATTCTTACTACATCAGAACATGTATTAAATCTATGATACCTCTCATCATCTTCATAACCATATGCTATGAAGTTTTCATTTTCCATTCCTAGTCTGATATACTCCTTTCTGTTCAAGAACTGACAGAAACCAAACTTGGCATCATATGGTTTCATCTTACCATCAAATGCATGAAAATTAAAATTACTATTAATAAAATTACTAACAGTTGCATCATCAGCAAATACTTGCCATTGGAAAACTCCATAACCATATGGATACACAACCTTGACTGGTATTGGTGGTGTTCCTTCTGGTGAGTTGGGTGGGGTGTATCCCTCTGCTAACATTTTGGCAGCAGTAAAGTGAGTTTCGATTGGAAGTAAAATATCACAATCATAATTACATACAATCGGTGTCTTCGCCATCATGATCATGTCATTGATCAATCTTGTTCTATGAAATGTAAACTCATCACTTTGTTCAAAGACATGAGTGATTTGACTTAGTTCTTCCTCACTTAATACCTTTGATATCTGAGGTAGAACACTCTCCTCATATATTGATTCCTTATCAAACTCTTTTACAATGATAGGTGCCTTGATATTTCTTGCAAGAAAAAGTAATGTTGTAATTATATTTCTCATTCTATCAGAACTCTCAATTCTCAGTGGAATTATGTATGTGCATGCTGTATGCATATCCACCTTAGTAAAATCAGTATTCAGTTGTAGGTCTTTACCTATTTGTGGCGGTTCCTTTTCTCTAAGGATTTGTTGTTCTGATTTTTTAGTCATAATACCTCCCAGTTTTTACAGTATAAGTCAGATGTGTTGTGGTTTTTAGTATACCCTATACCAAACCACTTTTTTGGTGCAATAATTCTCTTGTCAGTGTTACGAGATAAGTAAGATCCCCACCAAGAGAACGATGAGTTAGCGATGATAAAATCAGAGCACATACTCATCATACACAAGTCTGCAAGATTGTCACCACCTTCTGAGATAAGGAACCTGTCATCAGGGAACTCAGTGCTACACCATTGAGGATCATCAGAAAAAACAACCACTGTACGATTGTTATCAAACTTTGACAATGCAGTGTCATAATATTCTTTAGGGCAAGGTGGATGATTATCGCTGTTTTGTATATAGTCACCTCTACGAACATGCAATGCGATGGGATCCTTCAGTGTATCCATCATCTCTTTACATGGTAAATGTATATCATTCTTGAACTCAAAATCCTCTCTTATCTCCTCCTCTATATGCTCGAAATATTTGGTGCTTTGTAAGTATGCATAGACATTGTGACCATCAGGCATATTGTCAAATAAGTTTTGATCAAAATGAAAGTGTGCTTCTTGCACATATGGTCCGGGAACTTGTTCTATCTTTGTAAGACCTACAAGTTTGAACGCTTCAAATAATTGATGGTCTGTCCACTCGTCATTGAAGTCACTAGGAGGGATAGCAAAGTCATATCCTTTATGTGCTGCGATACCTCGTAGTCCTGCATACTGGAACATCTGATTTCCAAGTCTGCCATGTCTGCCTAGATGGTTGAATCCTATAGTCATGATGAATGTTTCTGTTTCAAATATTCAATCTCCTTTGGTAGGAGGTGTTCATAAGTTCTCTGTGTTTGAGACTTATGTTCTCTGTTTGAGATGTGATAATCCTTTAGTATCACTGGATCTCCATGATATTTATAGAGTCTGTAATACATATCACAGTCCATCAACATGGTCAAATCTTCATCGAAATACATGTCGATTCCTCGCTTCAATGCAAGGATAGATGGAGAACTCAAGGTGTTTACACCTTCTAATAACTTATCATTATAATAAGGAATTTTTGGATTGTAATGTGTCTGACCATCATCAACTGTGTGAGCATATCCGGTGACTGCCCACTTGACATCATCAGTAAATGATTTGTCTAGTTCTGCCACAAGACTACGTGTCAAAATAAAATCATCAGAAAATAATACCTTTAGGATATCCCCATCCCGATGCTGTAATGCATGGTTAGTATTAGCAGAAATGTTGCCATACTTATTTGTATTCTTAATGTAGTTGATCTCGAACAGATCTGCATACTCTTGGCATGCTTGTAGAACCTT